ATCATTGCGCCGTAAGGAAACGATATGGGAACACTAGTTTTTCAAGCAAACTTGGGCGGGGCGGTTAACCTTGCTGGCCCCAATATTGCCTCTACTGTTAACTTTACATTGCCAAGCGCAGATGGTTCTAGCGGTCAAGCATTGACTACAAACGGATCAGGAACGCTATCATTTGCGACTGTTTCTGGCACTCCTGGCGGTTCAAATACACAGGTTCAGTTCAACAACTCTGGCGTATTTGGCGGTTCTGCCAACCTGACATTTAACGGTACAACGCTGACTGCAAACACGCTGAACCTGACCAATGCGCTTACTTCTGGTTATGGCGGCACTGGACTGACAACGTTTACTGCGGCAAACAACGCAATTTATTCAACGTCATCGTCAGCATTGACTGCTGGCACGTTGCCGGTGTTGGCTGGCGGTACTGGCGTGACAACTTCAACCGGCTCTGGGAGTGTTGTTCTTGGTACTAGCCCGACATTGACAACCCCGACTGTGACTGGTTACACAGAATCAGTTGTGGCAATTGGAACTGTCACCAGTTCATTTACTCTTGCAATTACTTCTGGAACTGTACTGACAGCAACGCTTACTGCGTCTACTGCTTGTACGTTTACCATGCCAACTGCAACGGCTGGTAAATCATTTGTTCTTTTGCTTAAACAGGCGGCGACAACCGGAAACGGAACCGCCACATTTACTGGTGTTAAATGGCCCACTGCTGGCGCTCCGACCATTACAGCAACTGCCGGGAAAATGGATATTTTGACGTTTGTTGCTGATGGCACAAGTTGGTATGGCTCCTATGTTCAAGGGTACACACCGTAATGTTCGCCGCAAAAAACTTTTTTCAAACACCGTCTGCTTCAGCAGTCTCATTGACCATTTCATCAAATCAGACGAACCTGAATTTGAGGACATGGGCATTGGCAAATGGCTGGAACGGAAGTTCTGCTGCCACCATTACGGTCGGGTCTGGTGTTTATATTTATGCTACTAGTACAGCAAATGCCGGATTGACAATTAATGGATCGTGGCCCGGTGGCGTCACCCTTGTAAATAACGGGTACATCATGGGCCAGGGTGGTACTGGCGGCTACCAATACAACGGCTCAAATCCAACTGGAGGCCCGGGAGGTAATGCAATTTCGATGGGTCTTAGCGGCGTCACAATCACCAACAATAGCTATATTGGTGGCGGAGGTGGCGGCGGTGCTGCTGCAGGTAGAGGAGGCGGCGGTGGCGGAGCAGGAGGTGGACAAGGCAGTTACGCAACCTCTCCAGGAACTGGTGCTGGTGGTGCAGGAGGCACTCCTGGAAACGCAGGAAGTAACGGTTCTGTGTCATATACGAGCATAGGAAAATTCAGCGATTACTTCGGCGGTGGCGGTGGCGGCGGACGGATTTTTACGGGCAGTGGAGGCGCTGGTGGCTCAGGGTCTGGAGCTGCTGGAGGTGGCGGCGCTGGAGGCGGAGGCGGAACTGCTGGAAGTGTTGGCAGTGGAGGCTCGGGAGGAGCGGCAGGAGCAGCAGGATCTGGAGCCTCAACTGGCGGCGGAGCAGGCGGAGGAGGTTGGGGAGCAGCAGGCGGAGGCACTCCTGGATGGGGAGGTGGTGCTGGGGGCAAAGCAATCGCACTCAACGGCTACACAGTTACCCTCAACGGCTCTGGCACAACCTACGGAACAGTTGCATAAGGAAGAAACATGGCACTCAAATACGCTTACATCCACCCCATCACTCGGGAGTATTTGTACGCAAATACGCCAGAGGAACTGCTGGCGGCGCTGGCTTCACACGCTGCACAGACCTACGTTGAACATTACTGCAATGGGCAGCCCTACACGCTCGTTGAGATACTAGATGATGGATCAGAGAAATGGTACGCGCCTGATGGAACACCAGTTCTTTCGGCGGCAGATATTGAGGCAAAAATTAAGCAAACGCAATCATTGCAGAATGCTGGCGTAATTCCTGTGATGACTCTTGGGGCATAAAAATGGATGCTCCGGTAAGCAACATGGCTTGTTTTGGTAATTTATGGTTGCGTCAGATGCACTTTGTCAAAGCTGGCGACCAAAACGATGGGCATGAACACAACTTTGACCATGTGACATTGTTGGCTAAAGGTAGCGTTGAAGTTGACGTTGAGGGAAACAAAAGCACATTTTCTGCGCCTCAAATGATTGTGATTGTTGCTGGTAAAAGGCACTTTTTAAAGGCGCTTCAAGACGATACTGTTGCCTATTGCATTCATGCTCTGCGTGACAAAGACACAGAGGAAATTCTTGATCCATCTATGATTCCTAATGGCGTCAATGCACTCATGGCTGGCATGGCGAAAAGTCTGTAAGGAAAAGAAATGCGATTTGAATCAACAAAAAACTTCCTTACACAAGCAGAATGTGACCAATTAAATGGGGTCACGCAATATGGCTATGACAATGGAATGATGACTCTTGGGTTATATACCCAATTGAGATATACATCAAGAATTGATACATCGTTGTATACCTATCCACAAGGTGTGCTTGATCTTGCGTCTAGAGTTCGCGCTTACTGTGGAGTTTCAGGATACCCAATAATTACAGGGCAAGGTTCTGATGCGATTGTGACCAACTATATGCCAACAGGCGCAGATATTTTTTCATATCAAGCATTTACCAACCCAACAGATGGGGCAGGTCAGTTTTGGGCATTTATTGTGACCCAAGCATCTGAAAGCGGCGGTGTTTTGCAGCTTAATGGCGTTGACTATCCTGTTGAAGTTGGTGAGTTATATTGCTACATGACTTCAAACACAACTCAATATACCACCCCAATATCCGGTGCAACAACCAAAATTTGTTGGATGTTTGGAAATTGGGTTCCTGTCGCAGATTGGGAAAACGGCACAATTATTTTTGGTGGTTAAAAATCATGCAATCTGCTATTTCATACAACTGGAAAATTACAGATTTGCAAGCCGAAAACGGTCAAATCAAAGCTGCAAAATACTATGTTTTGGCTGAATCTGATGGCTTATCTGTGGATACTGAAGGACATTGGTATTTTGACGAACCTGGAACCATTCCATTTTCCGATGTGACCGAGGAAATGGTCATTGGATGGATTGAATCCTCCTCTGTACGGGATGGCAAATGCGTCATAAAATCACGCCTAGAGGAGCAATTAGAGGGTCTTGCAAACCAAAAACCCGTGGTTGCGCCTTGGATGCCCCAGGTGTTCACTCCTGACTTATAAGGACACAAAATGACTCAGCCGATAGACATTATTAGCAGAGCCCTAAAAGACATCGGCGCATTGGAAGCAGGAGAGACACCGACCCCTGACGCAGCGCAGGATGCGTTCGATATGTTGAACGACATGATAGACCAATGGTCAAACGAAAACATGATGGTTTTCAACGTGACCGAGATCATTTTCCCGGTCATTTCAGGGCAGACTCAGTACACGATTGGCCCCAATCCTAGCACCCAAAACTTTGTTGGCGCATCGTTTACCGGCTCGATTTCAGGCAACATTCTGACGGTTACTGGCATCAACTCTGGCGCGGTTGCTCAAGGGCAAACCCTTAGTGGCGCTGGCATTCAAGCTGGCACAAAGATTGTCCAGTTCATCAGCGGGGCTGGTGGCAACGTCAACGAGCAGGGAACTTATCAGGTCAACATTAACCAATCGGTTGCCTCGACCACGATCACCGCTTACTACCAGAAGCCGTTGCAGATCAACTCTGCGTTTGTGAGGATCAACACGACATCTAATGGTCAGCCAATCACCTCTGGCGGTCTGGACTATCCGGTGGCGATTTTGGCGCTTGAAGATTACGAAATGATTGGCCTAAAGACGCTGAACGGCCCGTGGCCTAAGGCGCTTTACTTCAATCCTGGCGAGGAATCTGGTAACTTGTTTGTGTGGCCTAACCCGTCACAAGGCGAGATGCACCTGTTCGCCAACACGATTTTTAGCCGCTACGAAACGATCAACGACACGATTGTGTTCCCGCAGGGCTATCAGATGGCCCTCAGGTGGTGTTTGGCAGAGCGTTTGATGCCTATGTATGGCAAAGCATCTGCAACGCAAATTGCAATGATTCAACAGTTTTCTGCACAGGCTAAGTCAACGATCAAACGCAACAACATGACCCCCATGCAGACTGCCCGTTATCCAGACTCATTGTTGGTCGGCAGGGCAAAGGATGCAGGTTGGATTTTGTCTGGCGGTTTCTTTAGATAAGGATGCGTCATGGCAGACTTTGGTTTTGTCGGCCCGTCTTATGAAGCACCTAGCATCTATCAGGATGCCCAAGAGTGCATTAACTTCTTTCCTGAGATTGACCCGCTAAAACAACCTGGCGTTCGTGGTGTTGTGGCGTTATACCCAACGCCTGGTTTGGAGGCCAAAGCGGTTCTTAACTACGGCGAAATCCGTGGTTTGCGTACTGTTTCTGGTGGCGAACAGCTTGTTGCTGTATCTGGCCCTTACGTCTACGTTTTGTCATCAAATCTGACGCCCACAATTGTTGGTTTCCTAAACACAACAACAGGTCGGGTTGGCATTACAGACAACGGCATCAACGTTTATATTGTGGACGGTGCTTATCGGTATACATGGCGCATTTCAACCCCTGCTGCGGCAATCTTTAACGGCAGCATCTCTGGCACTACTTTGACCGTCACTAGTCTATCAACCGGCACGTTGGCTGTTGGACAGGTAGTGTTTGGGGTTGGCATCTCTAACGAGACTGTTATTACCGCGCTTGGAACCGGAACTGGCGGGACGGGAACATACACAATTAACCTGTCCCAGACAATTGCCTCAGAGACAATGTCCACGGCTGCATCTGGTGCAATTGTGACCGGCTCAATCTCTGGCACTACATTAACCGTTTCTGCAGTAACCTCTGGCACGATTTACGTTGGTCAGACCATCCAAGGTACAGGCGTAACCGCTAACACAATGGTTACCGCGCTTGGAACTGGAACTGGCGGCGCAGGAACGTATACAGTCAGCACCTCGCAAACTGTTGCGTCAACAACCCTTTATGCCCTAAACTTCACTCAGATTCCATCATCTGATGGGGCGTTCTCAGGCGGCAACACGGTTGATATTGTTGACAACTATTTCGTTTACAACAACCCAGGCACTCAGCAATGGGGCGCATCTGACTTTCTTAGTCCTGTATCGCCGCAGTTGTCTTACGGGTTAAAAGATGGCGCTCCTGATGATCTGGTGTCGCTGATTGTTGACCACCGCGAGATTTATTTGCTTGGCGAAAACTCATCCGAGGTTTGGGTGGACGTTGGCGCGGTTCCGTTCCCATTCCAACGCATCCCCGGAACGTCTACCCAACACGGTATTGCATCTGTATTTTCTGTTGCGCGTGT